CGAAGTGGTCGAGGCCGAGATGGCGTCGATGCGGTTCCCGCTGTTGAACGATGAAGACCCGGGGATGGGGTTATGACACTCGAACAATTCGCCCTGATTTCACTGGGGCATATCAGTCTTGCCTGCACATTCGTGTTGGGCATTTTGGTTGGGGTTTCACTTAAGACGAAAGGGATTTCACATGGCTACGGCAACGAAGGAACGAAAGCGGAGTGGTGGCATCACATTGAGCGCCGGCGAGCTGAGGACTGCGCTCGCGGCTGTAAGCCCGGCTGTGCCAAGCCGAGCGGCAAGGCCGGTCCTGACGAACGTTCGTCTCGGTGACGGGCTCGTCACCGGGACTGACCTGGAGGTGCGGATCGACGTGGCAATCGACTACCACGGCGATGCCATGCTCCTGCCTCACTCGCGGCTGCTGGCGATTCTCAACGCCGCTGGCGGGGACGAGGTGACGCTGGAGCCGAAGGGCACGTCTTGCGTCGTGCGGTGCGGGCACGGCACGTGGACGCTCCCGGTGGAGGACGCGGCCGAGTTCCCGCTGTGGGAGCCAAAGGACGCGAAGCCGGTGACGCGGCTGCCGGCTGACCAGTTCGCCCGGGCGGTGCGAGGCGTGGTGTTCGCGGCCGACCAGGAGTCGAGCCGCTACGCCCTCGGGGCGGTGCTCGTGGACGTGAAGGACGGCGTGGTCAACCTTGTTGCCACGGACGGTCGCCGTCTGTGCTCGTGCGAGATGGAACACGACCTGGCGGTCGATGACTCCGCGACGCTGGTGCCGAGCCGGGTGATGCAGATCCTTGCCCGCGTGGCCGGCACGGGTGACGAGGAGTCTGTGCAGCTCGAGGCCACGGGCAACGAGTTGCTGGCGACCATCGGCGGCACGACTGTCACGGCCCGGCTGACCGAGGGGCGGTTCCCCCGGTGGCGCGACGTCATCCCGGCTGACGGTGCCGAGCCGACAACCGTGCTGTCGGCGGCGTTGCTGTCGGCCACGAAGGCAGCGGCCATTGTCACGAGTGAGCAGTCGAAGGGCGTGCAGTACACGTTCACGGCTGAAGGCATCCACCTGCACGGGCAGTCGGCCGAGGCCGGCGAGTCGAGCGTGACGTGCGAGATCGTCGAGGCTGGGCACGCTTGCACGGTGAAGCTCGACCCGATCTTCGTGCGTGAGTGGCTGTCGGGCTTGCCGGCTGATGGCGAGCCGACCGTGAGCGTCCAGGCGAAGGACGGCGAGTCGGCGGTCGTGCTGCGGACGGACACGTTCACCGGCGTCATCATGCCGCTGGCGAAGGACTGACCATGGCCCAGCGTATTGACTACGAAACTATGCTGCGGCTGCGGTCTGAGGGGCTGTCGGCTTCTCAGATCGCAGCCCGGCTGGGCTGCTCGCCGGCTAGCGTCCACGCAGCGGCGAAGAAGTTCGGTCTGGAGAGGAGACCCAGCGGGCCTACGCCGCAGTTGTCGGACGCGGAGATCACGCAGCTCTGGCATGACGGCGTGAGGATGCAGGACATCGCGGATAGGTGCGGCGTATCGACCACGACGATTTACGTCTACGTGAAGCGGCTGCGGCTACCGAAGCGACCTCGAGCGTCGCGGCCGACCGTGGACCCGACACCGGCAGAGATCGAGCGGTTGAAGGCTGAGTTAAAAGAAAAGCACTTAGCGGAACGACGTTCTGAAACAGACGAGACGGCACGCATCAAGGCGTGGCGACATGGAAAGGAACTAACGGCATGACAAATCTGGCGAGACTGATTGGTGATGTGGAACGCTGGGCTGCCGAGCGTGGGATCTTCGCCCACTCGACACCGGCGGTACAGTTGCTCAAGACCGTGAGCGAGTTGGGCGAGTTGGCCGATGCGACTAACAAGCACGACCGGGATGGCATCATCGACGGCGTCGGCGACGTGCTCGTGACGCTCGTGATCTACTCGCGGCTCCAGGGCGTGAAGCTCGAGGAGTGCCTGCAGGCGGCGTACGAGACGATCAAGGACCGCAAGGGGCGGCTGACGGCGGAAGGCGTGTTCGTGAAGGAGGAAGCATGACCGACCGCGACCACTTCGCCGCTGCGGCGTTGACTGGGCTGATCGCACGAGCTGGCGAAATACCGTTTGATGGAGTCGCGGACTGCTACGAATGGGCCGACGCCATGCTCCGCGAGCGGGAGCGTGTTACGGAACCGCTGCTGAAAGAAAAACAGGCAGAGGTTTCTGCCGCGCCAGTGTCTCGCCCGCCTGAGACTCGCGCCAGCTTTTCTGCGACGAACCATGACGCCGCGCCGGCGGCGAGAGCCCAGTTGCCGGAGGCGGATCATGCCGCCTGTCGGAGTCGCGAGAGCGATGCGGGCACCGGCGATACAGAGGAGCCGGTGGCGTTCGCTGTCATGTCGGGCGGCCGGTCATACGACATCTACGACACTCGCGGCGAGGCCACCGCGATCTGCCGGTGGCTGTGCGATGAGGAGTCTGGCGACATCTGGCGAGTGGTGCCGCTGGTGCCGCTGGTGCCGTGTGACGCTACACAGCCATCGCACGCTACCCATGGCGAGTGCAGCGTACATCCGTGTGGTAGTGAGCCAGTGGCGTGGGCGGTTGAAAATCCGGCTGGCGACATACACACCATCGCGTATCGGCGCGATCGCGCAGAAGACCACCTTGCGTCTGCCAGTGAGCGGGTGGTCCCGCTCTACCGCCAGCCCGCGCTCACCGCAGAGGAGTGCGAGGCGATTGAACTGGCCACCTACGAGTTCCTGTACCATCAAGACCCGGGCGGCCGGGCGCAGTGGATTCGTCAGCAGTTGCTTGGACTACTCGCGAGGACGAAATGAGCGACACCGCCACACTTGTTCGGGCCTTGCGCATCCTCGCTCACGACATCCACTGCGAGGACGGGATCGCCACGCAGTGCATCGCAGAGGCGGCCGACGCGATTGAGCGGCTGCGGCTCACCGACGAGGAGCGTGAGGCCATCCACATGGCTCGTTCGATCATGGTTGTGGAGCATGACCTGTCCGTTGGCGACGAGTTCAACGGCAAGCAGCCCCGCAGGTCATCTGGCTACTGGTGGGGGATGGCTTCTGCACTCCACTCGCTACTGAAACGGCTGGGAGGCCCAGATGAGTGACACCCCGATCATGTCCTGGGAGCAGGCGGATCAGATCATCAAGGATCAGCGGGCCGAGATCGAACGCCTCAGAGAAGCCATCCGCCGACTCGCGGATCAGGATGCCACGCTATCGGTGCGCGATGGCAACGTGACGGTGGAGATGGATGCCACGCTCACCGACGCGGAGCGGGAGGCGATTGAGACTGCGATGAACGCCTACGGCGAACATAACGACGACCCAGAGTGCGAGACGATTGAGGCAGCTCTTTGGGGGCTGCTGGATCGGACGAAGTGAGAACGGCTGCATTGAGCAGCCCGAGAAAGGAAGTTGATATGACACAGGAAGATGGCGGGTCTGCTCCAATGCTTGGTTCTCAGCCGGTGGCGTGGGCGGTGACTATCGGACCGCCGGGCGATCTGTCGGTCTATGAGGCATTCGCGGACCACCAGAAGGACGAGGCCATAAGTCTCGCGCGAGAGTGCCTTTTCGGCGAAACCAACCGACCGCTTCCGCTCGCCCCGCTGTATTTTGCGCCGACGCTCACCGACGCGGAGCGGGAGGCGATTGAGATTGCCATCCCGTTTCTGCCCGACGGCCCATACACCGAATACGACGGGACGCCACGCCCTGACCGCAGGGCTACGCTCCGCGCACTGCTTGAGCGGACGAAGTGAGAACGCCAGCGATCAGCGGCATCGAACACAGGAGCAACCATGACAAACGAGGTAAATGAGATGTCGGCTGCATCGCGTCTTGTTGCTTGCTTTGCGGCGAACATCGCTGGCCTGCTGTGCGTGATCTGGCCGGTGCTGCCGAAGCAGTGGGGTGCGTGGGAGTTGGTCGGCCGATTGTTTGGCGCGAGCAAAGACCCTGGCATGGGCATCCAGTACATGTTCATCTGGCTGGCGACGATCCCTCTTGGCTGGCTGCTGTCCTATCTCGGGACAAAGACGGCGACCGGTTCTGGCGGCCTGGCGTGCATGGTGGCGCTGGCGTTAGTCGGCGGCGCTGTCTACGCGATGGTCTTGCTAGTTGGCAACAAGTGACAGTGCGAGAACGACAAGGATCAGGAGCGGCGAACTATGAGCGATGACAACACGCGAGACGGTGCCGAGCCGTCTCCTGCATCCGCTGGTTCTGTCGGCGAAGTGCTGGCGAAGGGCATCGCGGACATCATTCGGATTGCGACCGAGCCGGATTGGATACCGGTGACGGAGCGACTGCCGGAACGCGGGTCAACCGTCTGGGTGTTCGACGGCACTGACGTTGAAATGGGCGAGTATTGGGGGGAAGACGGCTTTCAGTCATACGGCGCATCATGCGACCGCGAAGGGCTGAACAGCGAGCATCTGCGTGGGATCACGCACTGGATGGAGATTGAGGAACCGGCCCCGCCAACGGACGGCAAGTAGCCACAGAACGGCTGCGATCAGCGGCTCGTCCGCTGCATCGCGTGGTTCTGTGGCGAACTGAGCGTATTGGAAAACCAACTAAAAGCGACGGATTACGAATATGAACGGGGAGTGGATTCCGGTGACGGAGCAGTGCCCAGCCGATGACTTGATGGTGCTGGTGTGGAGCCAGAGCAACGGGATACACCTCGCCTACATAGACCCGTGGGGGCAATGGCGAGACGCTGACGAGAACTTCGGCAAGAAGATCACTCACTGGATGCCGCTTCCGGCCCCGCCAACGGCTCGCAAGTAGCCACAGAACGTGAAGGATCAGGAGCGGCGAGGAAAAGACCATGACCACACCGAATGACACGCCCGAGCCGTCTCCCGCATCCGCTGGTTCTCACGGCCTCACGTTTGACGAGTGGTACAAGAAGGAGCCGGGCCTCAAATACTACGGCGACGATCACAAGGGTATTGCCGAAGCCGCATGGAATGCAGCAATGCAACAGACGGCGGAACATTCGATCAGCGAAAGGGAGCGGAAGGCGATCAAAACCGCGATTGAATGGCTGACTACACTATCGTCGCGGAGGAGAGAGATACGTTCAGCCGACTTGCTGCTCAAAGACGCACGGACACTACGCGGATTGCTGGATCGGTTGAAGTGAGAACGACAAGGATCAGGAGCGGCGAGACATGAACACTGACAACACGCAGGGCGGTGCCGAGCCGTCTCCTGCATCCGCTGGTTCTGCCACGTTCACTGTGGACGACGTTGCGTTGCTTTACGACGAATGGAAGCGGCGATACTGCGGCCCGCGAGAAATGGTGATTCTGGTGCGGAGGCCAATGTGGAAACGAGTGCTTTCCGTCCCGTGGATGTGGTGGTCGCACTTCGGACTGGCTTGCCAATACACGGGCGTTTTTCAAGCCGCGAGGCTGGCAACGCTCTTTGTCTGGGCGTTCCTCACGGCTCGCAAGTAGTGGTAGAACCATGTAATTGACCCCCAGTCACCCGGGGATAATCCGTTATCCGCCCGATTATTCCATGAGCCCTCGCGCCACCCTGTCGTTCGCCCTCCCCGATGACGAGCGTGACTTCCGCCTCGCGCTGAGCGGAGCCGATGCCGTGCAACTGCTCAACGAGATCGACCAGGCGTGCCGTGCCGTCGTGAGATACGAAGCCAAGCCGCACCCTAAGCGGCTGGCCCTCGCGGAAGAAATCCGCCGGATGATCCGCGAGAGTGGCGTGGACGTGGACGCTTGACACGCCCGTCATCTTGTGAATGCCCCGGCGGAAACCGGGCGTCACAGGAGGACGTGCTATGCGTTTGTTCGTTGCGTGTCTCGTTTCGCTGGCGTGCTTCACGGCTGAAGCTGCTGGCCCGGTCGTGATCGTCACGGCCCAGGATCATGCCGTGTCGATTGCTCGCAGGGGCGTGCTGGTGCACTCGGCGTGCAATCAGTACGAGGGCATCGGCATGGGTGCGACGCCTGAGCAAGCCAGGCGGAACTGCTGTTTCTTCGGCAAGCGGGTGATCGTCGAGGAAGGCGTGGCCTACTCGCCGGTTCGCCGCCAGTGGTTTGCAGTCATCCGCTATCGGTGAGAAGTGGCGATCACGTTCACCATTCCTGGCGAGCCCGTCCCGCAGCCGAGGCCACGCGTCTCGACTCGGGGCGGGTTCGCGCGGGCGTATGTGCCGGCGAAGCATCCGGTGCACGCGTACCGGGATGCGATAGTGAAGGCGTGCCGCGAAGCGCTTGGGTCTTCTGGCTCGCAGGATTGGCTGGGCGAGCCTGGCCATCCGCTGAGCATCGTCATCGACGCCGTATTTGAGCGTCCACGGTCGCACATGCGAAAGAGCGGCGTAAAGCCCGACGCACCGAAACTGCCCAGGCCCGACGTGGACAACATCGCCAAGGCGTGCCTGGACGCGTTGCAGGACATTATCGGCGATGACACGTGTGTGGCCCGCCTGGCGATCGAGAAGAGCTACGGCACGGAGGCACGGACAACCGTGCGAATCGGATGAGCAACGCCAGCCTGTACCACTACCTCGCAGAGCATTGCCAGTGGAACCGAGTGTTTCGCTACTTGGAGATCGGCACTCGCGACGGCGACTCGCTGCGGGTCGTGCTGGAGAACGCCCATCCGCATCTGCAGGAGGTGTGGGTGGCGGATATGTGGGGCAGCGACTACGGCGGCACAGGGCGCGGCAGCCATGCTCATATCGACCAGCTCCTCGATGACTTCAACTTCGACGGGCGTCGTGTGTTCCTCGACGGCAACAGCCGCGACACGATTCCGGCCCTGATGCCTGAGAAGGCCGAGGCGTTCGACCTCGTGCTCGTGGATGGTGACCACTCTTACGAAGGCGGCGCGGCTGACCTTGAGAACACGTGGCCGCTCGTGACGCCCGGCGGCTGCGTCGTGTTCCACGACATCATGCACCCGGCACACCCCGACCTGATGCGGTGCTTTGATGCGTTCACGAAGTTGCATCGGATGCCGCACACGATCATCACAGACGATTACGGCCTGGGAGTCGCGTGGAAGAAGTGACACTCGACGAGATCAGGTCGCGGCTCGGCTGTATCGAGCGTGACGCTTCGCAATCAAAGGAGACGAGAATGGTGGCCGGCATACTCAGTAAGTTCAATCCCGAGACGGCGAAGATTTCGACGCAATCGCATACGCCCGATAGCGTGCTGCCTGTTGACCGGGAGTTTTCTGCGCAGTGGGCAGACGTTGTTTCGGAAGGTCTGTGCCTGGCGGTGAAGTCGAAGGTTGTCGTCGTCGGCATGGCTCGCAACGTCGCCGACGTCCTGCCGCTTTCGTTGCAGCGGCTTGAGAAAATCTGCAGCCTGTTCCGTGACTGGGGGTGCGTGATTGTCGAGAACGATTCGACGGACGCCACGAAGGACATTCTTCGCCAGTATGAGTCAGACAACCCCGGCAAGGTGACGGCGGTCTTGCAGGACTTCAATCGTCCTTGGCTTCGTGGGTTTGAGCCGGCTCGTGTGCAGGCCTATGCGGAGTATCGGAATCATTACCGCGCCCTCGCTGCCGAGAAGCATTCGGATGCCGACTTCGTTCTGACAGTAGACCTTGATCCGGTGGGAGGATGGAGCACGCACGGCATCGCCAACGGAGTTGGGTGGCTCGGTCGCATCGAGGACGCGGCGTGCATGGCAAGCACGTCATTGTTCCAGCACCCTGGAATTGTGATCGGTAATAGCCCGGCATGGGCACACTATGACCAGTGGGGGTTCAGGGCGTATGGCTGGGGCCAGCGATTTGAGCCGTGGTTTTCGTTGTGGCTGCCGCCGCCCGGTGCGCACCCGATCGAGGTCTATTCGTCGTTTGGTGCTGCAGCGTTGTATCGGGCCAAGCCGTTTTTCGAGCACGAGTATCGGTCGATTGAAGGGGACATCGAGCACGTCGGGTTGCATCGCTCAATGCGTGAGGCTGGGTGGCGGATTTTCCACAACCCAGGACAAAGGACGTTGATGCACTGGGTGGAGCAAGATGCCGGGCAACACAGCAACGATTAGCGTCCATGCCTTTCGTGCGGACTGGATGACGCACATGCCCATGCGGGCACTGTGCGACCGCCATTCGGTTACGCGTGACCAGGTGATACGGCTCCGCGACCTGTGGAACCTGCCGCTACGGAACGACCGTCGCCTGCGATGGAAGCCGAAGCGTTCTGAAATCCGCGACCCGACGCCGCGAGAGATCGAGCAGGCTTGCAAGGAGATTCAGGCACAGTGGGATGAGCGGACCCGCGAACTGCGGCACGTCATCAAGCCGCAGGCTGTAACGCTCAAGCGAATTGAGATGACCGACGAAGCGTGGGAAGCGTTCGAGGGGCTCGACGATGGCACTCCCTGATTACGTCGAGCGGCGGATTGTGGTCGAGTTTGGCTGCCAGTACGTCTACCTCTACATGACGACCGGCGACGGGAAGCTGATGGACGATCGTGAGGAGTCTTTCAAGCGGCCGTATCGCGTGGACCGGAAGGAGGCGGCCGATGACGCTCGCGATACGTGGGACATGATTTACGACCACTTGAATGAGGTGCTCAATTTCCCGCTGCAAGGGGGCGGGGGCGATGCTCCAGAATCGGGCTGAGGAGACACGCCCATGGAAAACTACGGTGCCACGCCTGCCGAGATGACCCAGTACGGGAATCTCAACCTTTGGCAGTCGATCATGCTGCTGCAGCGGTGGTCGCCGCTGATTGGCTATGGCCAGCGGTTTGTGAACGAGGTCGATCCGTACCGCAAGAGCCTGATCGTAGGCGAGGCTGCCGAGTGGCTGGCGTCGCAGACGAAGGCCCAGGCCGACGATCAGCTCGTGCGGCTCCTGGCGGACCTGCTCAAGACGCCGCAAGGTGAGGCCATCGTGCGGTGGATTCTCCTGCAGGTGGAGGCCGTGCGGTGAGTTATGACGTTGCATTTCGTGTCGTTGCCCTTGCTCTTGCGGCGGCTCTACTCGCTGCTCCCTACGGGGCACAAATCAAAGCCCTCGCGTACCGTGCGGTGGAAGCCGGAAAAGAAAAAGCCGGACTCCTCGCACGAATCGCAGCCGCCGGCCTGCTGATCGCCGCCGCGTGGGGCAAGGTGCCGCTGCCGACGCTGCCGACCGCCCCGGCTCGCGTGACGGTTGATACGCCGAGTGACGAGATGCAACGCCTTGTTACGCCGATTGCCGAAGCCCTGCGTGGTGCGTCGCCTGTGGATCGTGCCCTGTGGGCCGATGTCTGGACGAAGGTCGCCGTTGTGGCGGCTGGCGACGCCGTGACCACCGAGGTGGTGTTCACCGACAGCCGGTCTCTGCGGGCTGAAACCGCCATCGCTCTGGACATTGCCTGGCGTCGCATCGGGAAGCATGCTCCGGGCTCTAACGAATCGCTGAGGACGGCCGTAGAGGCCGCCTACGGGGCCGCTCTGGGTGTGGACGTGGTTCCGGTCACTGCGGACCTGCGGGGCCGCTACGTGGCGTTCTGTCGTGCCGTGGCATGGGCCGGCGTCAACGGGGGCTGACGCATGGCTGAGCATGGCATGGGCTACGTGCCCGATCCCGAGGGTGCCGCCGCATTCGTGGCGACTCTGCCGCATCCGACGCTGGCGACGGCCGGGCCTGACCTGCGGGCGGCTGGCCAGGATGTGATGCTCTATCCGGCCCTGCTCAAGTGCGACAGCCGGTGGCGGCGTGGCTCGCAGGGTAACGTCGGCTCGTGCGTCGGCTGGGGCGCGTCGCTCGCCGTGGACGTGCTCGCGGCGTGCGACATCCACTGGCGGAAAGAGCCGGAGACGTGGGCTGGACGAACCATCGAGGCGAGCCTGTACGGGTTCTCTCGCGTGGAAGCCCGGGGGCAGCGGACGAACAACGGCGGCGACGGCAGCACGGGATTCCATGCCGCGAAGTCGATCCGCGACTTCGGTGCCCTGCACTACGGCGTGGACTACGGCGGGACGATCATCCGCGAGGAAGGCAAGCAGCAGCGGGATCGCGAGTGGGGCCGGAATGGCGTGCCCGACACGCTGGAGCCGTTTGCTAAGCAACGGCGGTGCAGCGAGACCACGTTAGCCACGTCTTTTGATGACTGCGCCAGAGCGATCAGCAATGGTTTTGGAGTCGTTTTCTGTTCTGGTCAGGGCTTTTCTATGAGCCGTGACGAGGATGGCTTTTGCAAGGCGGGCGGTGTTTGGTGGCACTGCATGTTCGGAGGCGGAGTCCGGTTCGGCAAACGTCCCGGTGTGCTGATCTTCAACAGTTGGGGCGACTCAAACACAGTCGGCAAGCACTACCCGCACGATATGCCGGAAGCGGTTCGCAACTGCTCCTTCTGGGCCGATGCGGACGTGATCGACCGCATGTGTGCCGGCGAGGATTCCTACGTCTACGCCGGTTACAGCGGTTTCAAGCCGACGCCGATGCCTGACAACTGGCTGCGGGGGATTCTCTGATGCGTTTCTTGCTCGCGTTCCTGGTCGTGATGGTTGGCTGCGTTGCTACGCTGCCGGGCGACAGCAGCGTCACCGCTGACCTGGCTGCGGAGACGGCCCGCATGGTGGTGCAGATGCGGCAGGAGATTCCGCCGACGCCTGCGCCGCCGAGCGACGGGAAGTGCAAGAACTGCGAAGGACGTGGCTACGTTGGTGATGGTCGCGTCAAGGTGAAGTGCCAGCCGTGCGACGGGACAGGGAAAGCCAAATGACCATCCACGAGCTGGAGTCCTACGTCTGGGAACGGCTGCCGAAGCTCCAGCGGACGCTCGCGGGACGCTACATAGCCGGCCGCGTTGTTCGCCGTGCCGTGAAGACGTGGCCCGTGCCTGTGCTCGAGCAGTGCAACGCTGGCGAAGCCGAGGTGGTCGGCGTCCATCTGGCCCGCAGCTTAGAGCGTCAGGCTCGCCAAGAGTTCGGCATGGGCATCCTGCTCACGCTCGTGCTGTCGGCACTCATTTCAGAGGTCGTGAAAATCCTCGTCCGCTGGTGGCTGGAGCGTCAGGAGAATCAGGCCGACATGCGAACCCTTGTCCGCGAGAGCAAGCACCATGACTGACGCCGCGAAAGAAACCGTGTTCGACATCCTGAACAAGTGGGGCTTCCCGACGCTCGTGGCGCTCGCCGCTGGCTGGGTGCTGCGGCACGACGTGTTGCTGCCTTTGGTAGAAGAACACCGGGCGTTCGTGAAGCAGTTGGGCGAGACTCAACGCGAGATCAGTAAGGCGATCACTGAGCAGACGCGACTGCTCTACGCGATGCAGCCGAAAGCGGAGAAGTGACGCATGGCATCCTACGACCAGACGCCCGGGACGCTGAATCTGTCCTTCGCTCGCGGAGATGACTTCTCCACGCTCATCGACTTTTCGATTGGCATGGCTGGCTATACCGTCACGGCTGGCATCACCTCGCTGGTGAGCCACACCGAGGTGCAGCCGTTCGCTGTGTCGTTCGTTTCGGCGACCGCTGGCCAGGTGAATATCAGCCTGACCGACGCACAGACGGCGGCACTGGCTCGCGGGACATACGGCTGGCAGATGCGATGGACTGAGAACAACGCCACGCGAACGGCTCTCACCGGGGTTGTCGAGGTACTCTGATGCCGATCAACGCAACCGTCAGCGGCGGGCAACAGATCACGGCGAGCGTCGGCGAGACGCAGATCGACGTGTCGGTGTCTGGTGGCGTCGGGCCTACGGGAACGGCTGGAGCGGCTGCGTCTGTGGCGGTTGGCACCGTCACCACGGGTGCGCCGGGTTCGTCGGCGAGCGTGGTGAACGCTGGCACCAGCGGCGCGGCGGTGCTGAACTTCACGATCCCGGCTGGGGCGCAAGGCATCCAAGGGCCGCAAGGCCCGCAGGGAATCAAGGGCGACACGGGCGCCACTGGGTCAACCGGTGCCACCGGCCCGCAAGGCACGAAGGGCGACACGGGAGACACGGGGCCGCAAGGCCCGGCTGGTGCGGCTGGTGCCACGGGTGCAACCGGGCCGACCGGCCCGCAAGGTGCCACCGGCCCGCAAGGCCCGCAGGGCGACCCCGGCGTCGTGTCTGCTACGGCTCCGATCACCTACGCGAGTCAGACGGTCGGCATCTCGGTCGGCACTGGCCTGGCGACCTCGGGCGGCGCTCTCGTGTTGGCCTCGCACACCCACTCCGCAGCCGACATCACATCCGGCACCGTCGCCACGGCAAGGCTCGGCAGCGGGACGGCTGATGCGACTACGTTCTTGCGGGGCGACGGGGCATGGGCCGCGCCATCCGCGAGCGTCACCTACGCCACTAAGGCGCAGGCGGAGGACTATAACAGCACCACGGTTGCGATGAACCCAGCGAGGACGCTGAACGCGCTCATCGGCTGGGCGCAGATTTTGCCAACCGCAACTGCCAACACAACTGGCGGCGGCACTACAACTCACAACAACGTCAATCTCTGCGACTCTGGATCGACCGCTGGCGGCTTCACAAGTGCTTTTACGAACAGCAACGGCTCTATAACCAACCTGCTATCGCCACAATCTCGCGGTATTGATTGGGCCAAGCGTCGATATTTTTGCGTGCGAATCCGCCGTGAAGCGACAAACTCATCGACAGGATTTGGGCGGTTCTATTACGGGTTTTTGACAAGTACCGCATCTGCCGCACAGCCATCGCAGCGATCCGTTGGTTTTGAGTTACGCGGAACGGCCTCTCGTTTGTGGTTGATTGCCCATAACGGCACGACGCTGACGCAGTTTGATACCGGCTGGGATGTTACTGGAGGCAGTGATGCCACCAACGAGTTCCTAGTCGAGTCATCTGAAGGAACGGTCAACGTCTACGTCGATGGGACTTTGCGTGGAACTACCACGGGCGGGCCTACGACGTTGAGCGCCGACTCATCCAGCGGCATCAACTACCAAATCGGCAACGGCGGTACCGCTGCTAGAACGGCGTTCTTCGTTTCGCCAGCGAGGTTCACAATATGAAATGCCCGCCGTGTGAATGGGAGGACTTGTGGGCAATGGGGCTTCCGCTGGACAGCGGGGTCTACTCAGATGGCGTGGCGATCAGAGTTGAACCACAGCCGCCTCGCCTCGTCGGCCAACTACTCCGCGAGTTGGCAGCGCGGCCCGCACCGGAGGGCGACCGGCTCGCCTACCTTCGCCATGTGCGTGACCTGTTGATGGGCCTGACGGATTGGACGCAGACCGACGACGCGCCGCTCACCGAGTCGCAACAGGCAGCATGGGCCACCTATCGCCAGGCCCTCCGCGATCTCCCCGGCGTCTACAGCGGCGCAGGCCCGATCCCGTGGCCGACTGCCCCATGACGCCCCCCACCCCTGCCGCCGTGCTCCTGGCCAACGGCCGCTGCTGCGGACGGCGATGCACGCTGTGCCCGTATACGCCGAGGTGGGTGGCGGGGGCGAAGAAGGTGAAGTGATGCCAACACGGATCGAGATGTGGAAACTGCCGCGACCGAACTACAAGATTCGGCGACGCGAGACTCGACCCAACGCCGCAGCACGCGGCTACTGCGACGCGAAACACAGAGCATGGCGATTGGCGGTACTGAACCGCGACAACTGGCAATGCCGCATGTGCGGGCGCATCTGTGCGGCGAAACGCCAGGCCCATGCGGACCACATCATCCCGATCGTCGTGCGGCCAGACCTGCGGTACGAGGTGGCGAACGGACGGTGCCTGTGCCACTCGTGCCACAGCAAACACACGGCGGGCGGCGGGGAGGTTTGAGCGCGTCCGGTGACGCGAGCCCGTACCCCATAGGGGGGTGCCGTTTTGGCAGCGACGGGGCGGCGAACCACTGCTGTATCCCGAACGTGCGCGGCCGCAATTTGGAACAGCGTTTTTCCCGAGAGTTATTGAGGTTTTGAAATGCCTCGCGGACGCAAGCCGACACCCCCTTCCGTGAAGCGAATGCTCGGCAACCCCGGCAAGCGGCCGATCCGGCCTGACCTGCCGGCCCCGCCGGGCGCCCCGCCGATGCCGTCGCGGCTGATGGTCGAGCCGCTCGCGGTGGAGAAGTGGAACGAACTTGTCCCGATTCTTATGGGCATCGGGACGCTCACGACTGCGGACGGCGAAGCCCTTGCGACTTTGTGCGAGGTGTACGCTGCAACGCAGGCTTGCTTGCTGGAGTTGCGTGCGAGCGGGCCGGTGATGCGGACTGATCTTGGTGGTGTGAAACCGAACCCGGCTGGGCCGTTGTATCGAGGGCTCGTCAGTCTTCAGACCTCGCTCATGGGCGAGTTTGGTTTGACCCCTGTCAGTAGGACTCGACTAGGTGGCAAGGAAGAAAAGCCAACCGACGAAATCGAAGAGTTCTTCCGCGTCCACGGTGCCTGACCTTTGCGCTGAGGGCGAGAGGCGTTATCGCCGTGTGGTCAGTTTCTTTGAGAACGTCTTGCGGCACAGCAAGGGGCAGAACGCTGGCAAGCCGTTCACGCTGCTGCCGTGGCAGCATCATGTGATGCGTGAGCTCTTTGGCCGGCTGAACCCTGACGGCACGCGGCAGCATCGCGTCGGGTACATCGAGCTCCCGAAGAAGCAAGGGAAGAGCACGACGCTCGCCGGCATCGCTCTCTACATGACGGCGTTTGACTCTGAGCCTGGCGCCGAAGTCTACGGTGCGGCCTGCGATCGCGAGCAGGCTGGCATCATCTATCGAGAAGCGGCGTCGATGGTGCGGGCTTCGCCTGCGTTGTCTCGGCACCTCGAGGTGATCGACAGCCGCAAGACGATCGTGCATAAGGCGAGCAACTCGTTCTACCGGGTTCTGAGTGCAGATGCGTTCCGTGCCGAGGGGCTCAACATCCACGCTCTGCTCTTCGACGAGTTGCACGCCCAGCGGGATCGTCGCCTGTGGGATGCCTTGCGGTACGGCGGCGCGGCCAGACGCCAGCCGCTGATTCTCTCGATCACGACGGCGGGCTATGACCGTCGCTCGATTTGCTGGGAGCAGCACGCCTACGCAGAGAAGTGCATCGCAGACCCGGCCTTTGACCCGGCCTTCTTCGGGTGCATCTACGCGGCCCCGCCTGAGTGTGGTGCGGACGGCACGTGGAAAGACCCGAAGGTGTGGCGGATGGCGAATCCGTCACTGGGCGAGACGATCACGGAAGAGTCGTTCGCGGCCGACGCTCGTGAGGCTGAGCAGTCGCCGACAAAGCTCAATTCGTTTTTGCGATACCGGCTCAACGTCTGGACCACGCAAGACACGCGGTGGATCTCGCCGACTGCCTGGGCGTCGTGCAACGGCGGCTTGCGACCGTTTGGCGACCGCCCTGTGTACGCCGGGCTCGACTTGGCGACCACGTATGACCTCTCGGCCCTGGTGCTCGTGTGCCCAGACCCGGAGGACGGCTCGATTGACGTACTGCCGTTCTTTTGGATTCCCGAGGCTAATGCTGCGGAGCGTGCCCAGCGGGACAAGGTGGACTACCTCTCGTGGATTCGCGACGGGCATATCCGCGTGACCGATGGCAACGTGACCGACTACACGGTGTTGCATCGTGATATTGCCGAGATTTGCGACACGTACAAGGTGCGGACGCTGGCGGTGGACTTGAAGTTCAACGGGCAGATGCTCGCGAACATGCTGCAAGGGGACGGGGTGGATGTGAAAGGCTATCCGCAGGGGGGCCGCGCGATGTCGGCCCCTGCGAAGACGTTGGAAAACCTGATTATCAACGCGAAGGTGCGGCACGCTGGGCATCCGGTATTGACGTGGTGTGCCGGAAACGTGGCGGTGCAAGAGGATCGGTTCGGCAACATCTACCCAAGCAAGGCGAAATCGACCGAGCGCATCGACGGCATCGTGGCTCTGTGCCAGGGCATCGGGTGCTGGATCGGGTCTGAACAGAAGCCGGAAGCCACCCCCGAAATATTCTTCATATGACGAACGAAAACCGCATCTTGTGGCTGCCCGGCGAGGAGCGTGCGTGGGATGACGATGGCGGTGGCCGCAGTCCTGCCGGCGTGCGCATCAACGCCGACAACGCGACGATGGTCGCGGCAGTGTTCGCGTGCGTGCGGATTCTGAGCGAGACGGTGGCGAGCCTGCCGCTGCATGTGCTCGAGCGGATGCCGAGCGGCGGCAAGCGTCAGGCTCGTGAGTTGCCGCTGTATCGGCGGCTGCATGATCGTCCGAACTCCTGGCAGACGAGTTTTGAATGGCGTGAGCAGATGGTTCGCCATGTCGCGTTGTGGGGCGACAGCGAAAGCGAGATTCGCCCTGGCGAGTCGGGCTACGCTGACCAGATCATTCCGCTGCATCCCAGCCGGATGAAGGTGGACGTTATCGAAAACGACCGCCTGCGGTACACGTACCGGGAGGAGAAGGGGCGGCAGACGGTCTACTCGCAAGAGCAAATCCTGCACGTTCGCGGGCCGAGCGATGACGGCGTGCACGGGCAGAGCATCGCGGAGGAGTGCCGCGAGGCGATTGCGTTGGCTCGGGCGTGCGAGATTCACGGGGCGCGGTTCTTCGGCGGCGGTGCCAGGCCTGGGTTCATTCTCTCGACCGACAACCCGCTCAATGCGGAAGCCCGCCGTGAGTTGGCTGATGGATGGAATCGCAAGCATCGCGGCCCGTACAACGCCTTTGAGACGGCGGTACTGACGGGCGGGTTGAAGCCTTACGAAATCCCCTACGCCAGCAATACCGATTCGCAGTTCCTCGAGCTGCGTCGCTACCAGTTGGCCGAGATCGCCCGGCTCTTCCGCATCCCGATGCACCTTCTCCAAGAGGGCGGTGCGTCCGGCAGCGTCGAGCACGCCGGAATCGACTTCGTGCAGCACACGATCATTCCGTGGCTGCGGCGGTTGGAGTCGGCATTTTCTCGTGACTTGCTGCCGGATGACGCGGCACGCGACCGCTATCAGATTTCCTTCGATGTTCGCGGTCTGTTGCGTGGTGACGCGGCGAGCCGGTCGGCGTACTACCGCAGCATGTGGGACATCGGCG